AAATTTTATTTATTAAATTCAGAGATAAAACGATAGTCCATTCCCCGTGCGCTTGTCAATATCCCAGTTAAGGGTGCTAAATGTATACACAAATAGTAGGGTCACAGGCAGGAATGTAACATTTCTCCTAAAAGAACTGCGAAAGGAACTCCTCTTGGAATCGTCCATAATCGTTTCCTACTGGGGGTAGGTCGACTTTGGCCAATGCCGAGTTGATTTCCTCTCTAAAACTGTCGAAAAACTTAACACCATGCGCTCTCGCTTCACGTAGCGCAGTATCAATCTGAACGTACATCTGTTCTCTTTCATTCGGACATTCTCGTATCCAATTGAGCATCTCATAAATGGTATCCGTGTCTATTGGAGCATGTAGTACCTTAGGGTATATTTCATCGGGGCGCCAGCCTCGTTTCAAAAACCGTAGGTCCTTTACATCTTTGACACTTTGCGCGGCTCCGCTTTTATCAGCGGTGGTATATTCAATACCATGCTCTGCAAAGAACTCCGACAAGGTCATAGGATTATACCAATCTATGATTGATTCATCAATCGAATAGATATTGTCGTCTCCGTAGATCAGTGCGGCAACCAATCGGTTGAAATCTCGTGTCGTGAGGTCGAGTCTATTATTGCGCCGTGACAATTCCATAAATGCAAGCATTAGGTATGACATGCCGACAATAGTATTTAGAACCACAGTCAGAGGATTTCCAGAGGGGTTACCTTGGGTCTTTCGATGAAGTATGTTCAACACAAGCTGAGCTGTGTGCACAAACTCCGTCGCCAGAATTTTGAGGGCACGCTTATACTCAAAAGCTGAGAAAATTATGTCCTCGGTGTTGGTTTGGACTTTGTATGTGTTTCCACAATAATGCAGTGTCCAATCTGCAATGAGCTCGAGAGCGTCGTCTATAAGATCTGGGTCCAGTGTTCCGTCATACTGTCCATAATCTCCATCCCCTCCTCGAGCTCCCACACGTAGTAGTTTCGTCATCATTTCTGTCCAAACAGGGCTGTGAGCATCAACTCCAATTGAAGAATAGGTGGTAGCATGAGCTTTATAAAACGCTGCAGTGAAGTGCATTGTTAAAGCTCTACATGCAAGGGTGAAATCAACTGGTGCCATAGTAAAAATACGAGTTTTGACTGCTCGCAATTTAGCTAATGGTCGTCGTTCATCCTTTGGTACATGTACCCACAAAGTGGGAGGCCGAATTCCATTCTTCAAATCTTTTAGAGCTTGAGTAACTTCTTTGGCTAGTTCGGGCTTCATATAATGAGTAAAATCTTCTCGTTGCACGAAAAGATGTCTTTTTCCAGAAACACCAGGTGGTCGATTCCTTTTCCAAGGAATTCCGGGGGATGAATCCAACTCCAAAGCCTTATAAAAACTTTCAGTCGGTGAGCCGTTTACTATCAATTCGTAATCAATAGTACCAACATCACTAACCAATGGTTTGACCGCTCCAATATGCATTGCATGCATTTGCGCTCTAACCTGTTTTCTATCTTCAGGGTTGAATGGTAAGGTTCGTTTTTCATATTTCTGTAGGGCATTTTTCATCGGTGAAATTCGTTCTGTATTTCGAGGATCAAATCGACTCAAAATAGCTGGTCCACTTGTCGGTTCTCTAACTAAACCATGAATTAGACTCTTCTTGATTGTTGTTGTCTCAGGAGCAAACTCATGCCATGATTTAGGACACTTTCCATACGTAGTATATCCAGGTCCAACCATTGGTGAGTAAAACTCTTCGACTACTAAGTCTTTCAGATGTCCTTCATTCAGGTCATTATCAAATGCAGTAAAACCAGCATACTCCTTCAGCATTTCTTCGGTCACCAAGATTGCAGTTCCTCCAGATGTTCCTTTCTTCACTCCAGAAATATGAACTCCAACAACCTTACGCTCAAGTTTTGGGTTAAAAACAAACAATGGGGCCATACACATTCCCTTCGTGAGAGGGGCATTGTGATACCAACCGGATGTCACTTTATAAACTTCAGTAGAAGTTGGGGCACAGTGAGAGTCTTGTACAGGAACAGTTGTTATGTCCTGGAACTTTGCACTGTAAAAAGTGAATCCAAGTTTTCCATCATTTACTAATAACCCGCCTTCCAGTTCGCCACAGTATTTTGCAATATCCTTCTCTCTTACAAATAACTTTGACAAACGTGGTCCAGGGGGCATCCGTGCTACATCTCTAATAACTGCTAAATCTTCTTTTCCTACTCTGAGGACCTTTGTCTTATCTAAGGCGAAAGTTATAGGAATAACTTCACCATTGTCCAAGATCATCAGCTCTCCATTTCGGGCGTCCGCAATCAAATGGAATGGTATCAACAAATTATGTCCATCAAATGCTAATCCTTGGGTTCTGAATCCGTTTTCACGAGAAACTCTCCAGAGGTGCATCTTAAAACTGTTATTTATAATATCCATTGTGTTTGGGTCACTTGAAGAATGAGCGTCATTCAATTTTGTAACACGGGTCGGGGGGTGTCGTGCGGCCACAGTGTGCGTTCTAATTGGTCGCGAAGTGCGTGGATCACCTGAAACTGTCATTTCAGCTTCATTGTGTACTTCCTCTCTATAAACCTTAAATGCTTTCTTAGCATTAGCTTCAAAGACAGGTTTCCAACGATTGTAATCCTTGCGTGGTATTTCTGATTTCATTCCTTCCAAGAAAACATCAACACCAGTTTGAAATGGTTCGTCATATTCTTCCTCATCATCTTCTGATTTTGACCAATTCATTAATTTCCATCCTAATGCAGCAGCACCAACTAAGGCACCAGCAGCTAGGAGAGTCTTAAGAATTTTTGATCCAGTAATAGATGATAAAATGGAGCTTGATTTCTGTTTCCAATCTGGAATCTTATCAGCCCACATTTTCCAACGAGATTGCATCTCGTCTATTCGGGGAAGAGGATTAACTGAACCACCTTCTCGCATTCGCAACTCTTCAGTCCACATATCCTTCCATCTACCATACAATTCCACCATCTGTGTTCGATTCAAATGATAGCGCATGGTTTCATGAAAATCCCAGGTTGATTCATTAATAGAGGCGAAATGTCCATCAATATATCCCACTCCATGTGTTTGACTAGTATTATCTATTTCAAAATGGCGTAGGATTTGATACTCCTTTTCTCCTAATGCATACCAATGTGGTCCTTCTCCTGTCCACTCTCGGAATGTCCGTATAAAACTTTGCAAGTTTTCTGGCCACTCCTTTAGGTCTACATAATAATGACCATCCTTCTCTAGGGCTCCGTGGGCTTCATTGAGATTCTCATCCATTTCCTCAACCGCTTGCTCAACTTTCTCTTTCTGTTCAAAGCATCTCTTGGTAATATCAGTATAATACTGTCTCACCAATTTTGTTTGATATTCATGATATTCTTGAAATTCTTTCCTCACTTCTTCTCGAAACGTTAAATAAGAAATGAGAGGTCCCTTTCTAGCCGTACCGGGCAAAGCTGGCACACGCTGGAACATCATATGGCGAAATCGCATTTCACCATGTTCTGCAATATCTTCTTGAGACGCATCCGCAATCATTTTCCAGTTGGGCAAATTCTGTTCGGCATCCATGTACTTCGCGGGAATCACTACATGCCAGACCATATGTCTTCGAGAGTGCACTGCTTCTGCTAGATGAACAGCAGCAGTATCACAGTAGTCAAAATTTGATGATACAACCATGGCTTTCGAGGTAAAGGGTCGTCCTTTATCAGCTAAATCTGCTTGTTTCGTGATCCACATGTTATTGGATCTGCAAGCAATAAACTCACTCATTCTTTCCTGACCCATATCTCCTTTCCACTGGCCAAAATCATCAAAATAAACCACAGCCTGACCAACATATCGGTCCCAATGATCAGACGCTCCTCTCGCATACACACTGTTTTCCAACGGGGCATTCAACATTCGTGCAATGTCTTTGCAAATCTCTGTGCAGAGAAAACTCTTACCAGCTCGGACTCCACCGCTTATCCAAATACAAAACGGATCATATCTAAATTGGCGGCTTCTTCGAGCTGTTTCACAAACAGTTGATAACTCGCATATTGTTCGATACGACTGGTTAAAAGTCGATCTAAAATAAGCAGGCCATCGCTTGTCATTAAACATCTGCATATAGACATTGGCTTCATCTCTTAACTTGAGCACGAAATCTCGATATTCTTCATCGTACTCCATTCGCAACTTGTTCTCTACGGTGTTAGCCTCTGACACTAGAGCACACCAAGACGCGTAAGCATCTTTGTACTCAACGTACTGTTGTCGTAAATCCCAATCCTTTATATCATCTTTTGACCACCAATCAATCGCCTTCTGCACAAAATCAGCTATCTTTTCAAATAACTTCGGAATATTGTCCAAACTCCTGTTGATGGTAAATGATGTATCAATAGTTTTGAGAAATCTTTCAACAGCCGTTCCTCGTGGTAGTTTGTTAAACAAAACACCTCCAATAGCAGCAAGCACGGTACCAGCTACAACCATTACTCCTCCACTAGAAGCCGAATGGGCTTCATTAAGAGTTTCATGGTTTTCACTGGCTTCATAACGGAAATACTTCGAAATTAAACCGTGCACCACATGCGCCACCTTTGGAATTATGTCTTCCAAACCTAACCACCGCACTACACAAATTGCCAGCAAGAAATACCACACGATGTCATTTAGGTATCTCTTCGTTACATACAACGCAAACACTTCACAGAGCATCATAGACTTACGTCCAATACTCTCATACATTTTTGTCAAACCTGATGTGGAAGCATCAAGAGCAATTTCAATCTTTCCTTCTGCAGCGAAAAATCTCTGATAAACTTTCTGGGATTGATCTTCCCAAAGTTTCAGCAATTTTCGAGTACCATCGGAAATTTCATCAATTGCGACATTGAATTTTGAAGTTGTTTCGTGTAATCGATCGCCCAAATTGTCAAGATTATCAATAACTCTATCTACCTTCTGGGCATTTCGTGTTATTGATGAATCTACTATATCGCGCGCCGCCGCGCCAGCCAAACTGAACATATGGGCTTCGTTCAGTGGCAACATCTGCTTCTTTATCACAGGAAAGTGAACCATGACGTTTCGAACTACAGTCACTGGTTGCACATGCATTCTCTCTACATTTCGATGGAAGAACTCTCGTGTTTCCAAACTCGCATAATCAACAATAAAATCACCTGTATATGACATTGATCTCTCCAATGGTGTGTACCATGGGGATTTCAACTCACATTTAGGATGAAAGGCTTGCCACATACAAAACACTAAGTCCTCCCCTGCAGTTGGGTGTCGTTTAAATCTCTGAAATATATCAGCAGCCGCTCTCCACGTACACTTCTGGATGTAAGTTTTATACTTGCAATAATACAAGCGTCTAAACAAACGCCAAAAGAATAACGCAGAGTATGGTTGCAATGAAGAAAAGTCAGGACCAGGTATTCGGCAAATTCGCGCTAAGTCGCACATAGTACAACTCGCCCGCATTTGTGTGATTGCATCACAAACCGAATCGGCACTCAACAACGCTCTTTGCAACTCTAGCTTCTGTCGCTTGCTCGTCATATAGTCCACATGAGACAAACCCTGGGAAGGGGATGAATCGGGAATCATCTCACATGTACTAACATCAGAGAAGTTGTGCATACACCGGTGATCATGACGTAAATAATAAAGGTATATGCGTAACTGCTCACTCGACAAAGCCTGGTAAATATTGGATGAAGTATACAAACGATGATAAAACATTAAGTCAACGGGCTCTTGAACGTAATTATTATTTGAATTCATTTCATTGGGTTTGAAGGGGTTGAACAATCCTAAAACAATCGCGTATCAGTTCGCCAACTATCACACTCTTTCACACCTCTACGGTACTTTCTGGAACATTATCAGGGGTTCACCTATTAGCTAGCAACACACGGATGATAACCGACTAGACAGCGAATGATGATGAGTATTTACATGATGTCATTTGGTAAGGTATCTTAAAAGTTCAGATCGATGGGGTAAATCCTAACTACAGCCTTCACCTCCCGGGTCTTTCTACAAATATTAGACGGGGAGAAGAATTGACCTAATAGACAATTAATCCATCTCGCAGATTCCTTAAAAGAAAACCACTCCAAATGTCGCTTCCTAAGTCCGAGCCAAAGACTTCGGTCGCACGATGCATGAGACGTCACAGTGAAAAGGACAAAACGTATGATGAAAATGATGACAATTAAAACTAAAGAAAAATGATTACTTACGTTGGCGGTGTTTCAGCTGCCACAATTGATGACCAAGTGGCAGGAGTTTCACTAACTGGTTGGGGAGGGATGAGATAATGAAAATTAAAATCGTCCCCAGCAGATATGTAGACAACACCATTCAATTTCGGCACATATGCCACAGCAGGATCAGGAAAAGTGATGGTAAGAGCAATACATCCTGCACAATCAGCTTGATTCGACTGGTCATCTCCAAAAATTCGACGGGTAAACAGAAAATGACGATTAGTGATAAACGGAATTTCAATCTCTATTCCTTTCTCATTCACCAAAGTTGCTTGTTTGCAGGCATATCCAGCTCCCTGAAAGGAACCATTTACACCTTTGCTAACACCACCAGGAGAAGTATATCGAACAACAGGAGCACCACCGGGGAGAAACATGTCAGGATAATGAGTTGCATAAAACTGAAACTGTGAAATATTGTTAGCATCAAAGAGGATTTTGTAACGCAAAGAACCAGACCAACCGCGATGAATATTGGCAATATAAGAAAGCAAATTCTGGGTAACGGTGGGACCAACAGGAGTAACTGGAAAATAAATCGTAATAGAAGAACTAGTTGTAGGTTTCGTAATAGACAGTTGGGAAAGAAATCCATATCTGCGGGCAAGATCACGAAAGTCATTTGTTGTTGAAAACGCAGAATGACTTATCGGATGTTCAATAACTTCAGGAGTTGTAGCCAAATGAACTTGTTGATCACTCGGTACTTGAGGTTGAGCGACGGTGTCAGTATCCATATGGGCTTCATTTAAATCTAATCTAGACAAATCTATTTCTCGAGGGACTGGAGGAGGAATAAATCGGGTCTTCAAATATTCCAAATCATTCGTGGCACAATCAATCGTTCTCTTGGTCTTCTGCAAAATCAGTTCCACGGCACCAATCTTATGTCCAACTCTAAAAACTGAATCAGGATCTCGTAATTCGCTATCTCTCAAATGCTGAGCAGCTTCTCCAACAATCTTCATAGTACGCGCGACGGTTCTTGACATTTCTGACACTAATGCTTCGGCTTTCAAAATCTTATCATAAGTTGGTGTTTCCATGTGAGCTTCATTCAATTCGGTTCTTGCGGTTGTAGTAACATACAGGGGAACTCCCTTCTCGGTTGGTGTTGAGCCGGGATTAAAACACTGCACTTCCAACAACTTTCCACTCTCAGTATTATAGGGTAAAACTTCCAATTGCGCAGATCCATTAACTACTGGTACAGTTCCTAGAATTCCAGTATCAAAAGGCTTGGAACCATTCACTACAGCAACATCTCCACTAATGGACACAGAAGTTGCGGCCTTTGTTGTAACGGGCAAAGATGTGGGAGTAATGGCACCAGTTGATGGGATGGTAATCGATGCGAAACTGGGATTCTCTCCCAAATATGGAACATAAGTGGGATCTCGGGGTTGCCATAATCTAAAATTTTCTCCAACTCGAGCTTCAATCAACACAACAACAGAAGATGCGACACTTTCAGGAGCTTCCAACTGATTCTGAACATAAATATTAAAAATTCCCTGAAAACTGAGCATCTCATTCAAATCTTTAGTATCAGCGGTAAATCGGGTAAACAGATAGGGATAGACGGAATTGTACTTGCATGTAAAAGTGACTTCGCGATTCTCAGTATTTGACAAATCCATGACAGCCATAGGACTGTTAACAGCTTCATCAATAGACATAGATTTATAGCATCCGGGGGAATTTGAAATCAATAATCGGCCTGTATGAAATTGGGTAGCAACAACACTAACTTTAAATTCTATATCGCCAGTCCAAAACTGAAATGCTTGTGAGATATAATTCATAAAACCATAATGATCAAGCTCATTTATATAGGTAGGATTAACTCCAACGGTGTACAAAGAAGTTCCAGCGGCATCAGTAGTAGCCCAGGATCGACGCTGGACTATAAACCAAGTTCGCATTGCAGCGTGCATATCATGAGAAGAGTGAAAACCAGAAAAGTGGGCTTTGTTTGGTCGGTACATATTATAAGGGGTAACATCAAGACGTTGACTTCTATCAGATCCCATTAAATACGCAGTATTCGCAAAAGACATATGTTTACTATAGACTTCGGGTTTGAGACAGAGAGGTTTATCCATTAACATAGCAACTATTTCGGGATTGTCTTCAACGGTTTGAATTCCGGTATCCAATGCTTTGCCAAAGTCACCTGCAGCTTCAGAAAAATCCAAATTAACAGCATGTTCTATTCCACTTCCAACATCAGAGGCAATGCTCTTAATGTTTGACCAAATAGATCCAATACTATCAAAGAAACCATGCGCTTCATTTAATTCTTCATCAGCAAAACGAACTCTTCGGGCAAAGGTTGTTCCATAAGCAGCGGGGGGGGTCTTCGGTGTCAAATAAGTAAAAACTGGATTAACGGGGACGTGTAATTCTGCATTCTCTAAAGCCATGTAGATGGTATAATCAACGGCGGACTTAGCGGCAGCAGGAGCCTGAAGAGGGCAAATAACCTGGAGAAATACATATCCAAGAGTTCGATACTCAGGGACATCAATGGTGTGATTAAATGATGAAAACGGAGAAAACCATGGAATAGTAAAAGAAATCGGGCAAGAATTTGCAGCATCAATTCGAAGGTGGTTGTACTGACAAGACTGAGTAATGTTATCAAGTTCATGAAAAACATCACTATACTCTGTGTTCGGGACATAACCAAAGGCCAAACGACCGTTATAAAATTTAGTGGAATTAACTTGAACTGTAAATTTCGGATTATAACGGCCAAACGTAAAAGATTTGAGAACGTTCGTCTGCATTGAAGAGATGTTCGCAGTCAAAATATCCTTGGGTATACTCGGGTAGGTGTTTCCAGAAACAATCGGCAGAAAGGTATCTTGGGCATCAGTGGTGGACCATACTCCCTGATAAATCTTAATCGGTTTGGATAGCATTAAAGCAATATCCCAATCAGATTCAGACATATCGGTTGTAATGGCTCGTTCTGAAAATCGGGCTTTGTCAGCTCCCCTGACAACTGGGGCCTCTTGCTGAGGCAATTCATCAATAAAAGTCGTATTCGCGGCATCAATAGAAGTAGTAGGGACATCCATATCTTATACACTGAAGATAAAACGGGAGGAGTAGGCATTACCATTCCTCATTGTCAAACTAAAATCCAAGAGTAAAATCGGGTTCGGTTTCCATAATGACAAATTGTAGGTTTGAATTGGTTTGATGGTACCACATCACGGGTTCTAAAAGATTATGATAAGTGAATCAGCCAACTAAAATTATCTAACAAAATCACAAATATGAAGTTGAAATTATTAATAGAGGGCCAATCGAACTTGTATATAAAATTTGACTAATATACACAACACTTTTGATATCATAATTGAAAATACAATTGAAAACGCATGGGGGTTCCCCAT